TCCAGGACTGGCCGGCAAACCGGGTACGCGATCTGTTGCCCTGGAAAGTTGATCTGAGCTCTCAGTAAATATCAATACGGTTCTGACGAGTCGCTTACTTAGCTTTCGCCTTCCTGCTTTTTGCGTTTCTTCATGCAGATAGCGCAGTTCTCAGGATGGTCATGCCATTCATCAATCCTGATACCTATGAACATCCATTTTCCGCATAGTGATATGGCTTCCCCCGAATTAAAGAAATGTGCTTTTTTTGACAGAGCGGGGAACCCCCAACCCTTATTATCGATATTAGACATCGTCCACCTCCTTACGCTTTTCGCGCATGTTCTGCATCAGACAAAAATCAAACCGACGTTCGCTTTGGCCCAGACCTGCATCGCCCGGTCGTACCCGCCGGACTGTTCAAGGTGCAAAGCCTCCCGCACAGTCCGGTAATAAAGCGGACTGTCCCGGTATTTAAATGACATAGGGTTTTTATTCCCAAATAAAAAACCCCGCGATGCAGGGTTGTAATCAACAATAAGGGGTAATTACGAGGAAGCGTTAGCTATTTGAGCTTGTGTAAATTCGAAACCAGAATTTTGTAACCGTTGCACTAGACGAGGAACTGTTTCACGTACATGGTCGTTGAAATTCAGATACAAAATCCCGTTAGCATCAGAAGGCTGTTCTAGGTGCTGTTTCTGAAGGATTGCTACATTGCTGCGCCCTAAGGACGAAAGAAGCATACCCATCTCGAGTACAACGTTCTGTCTTGCGCGGGGTTGGATTTCTGCTTCACCGGCGCGCTTTGAGTATCCCATATCATCAGGTGTCAAAAGAACAATCCCGAAACGGGTAGCAGTTTGTCCTTGCCCAATTTCACGTTCAAGCTCTTCAATAATGGTGAGTCCAGTCCCTCCCGTATTCTGCAAAATGAAATGGTCTGGTAATCCAAGTTTATGAAGGATTAGCTCAAGTTGCTCCTTTGCAGTATGGTCATGGCCGTGAACAATGAATATCTTTTTGGGGAGCTCAGATGGCTGTTCTACGGCTAGTGGTGTTGCCGTGGGCGGCGTTCCTAAATGGGTCATTATTGCAGTTTCAACATTGGGACGTTCTTGAGGGTTACCTTGAAACTGAATGGTCCGGGTGGTGTAAAGGTTAACAATTACGCCATTCGTTAAACGATAGCAGTCACAAGTCTCACGCTGTTCGTGGGAAAAATTGGTGAACCCACACTCCCTCAAAAAGTCAGGAAAAGTTTCTCTCGGGTATGGATAGGTGATCGGCATTTCAGTTAGTTCCTGCATAAGTATTGTTCCTTTAATTTACTCGAATTCAGCATGTCGCCATAGCTCGATAAGGTGAGTTATATCAATCTTTTTTGTAGTGGTACGCCTCAAAACCGCCAGCGTTCAGTGGGATATCGGGCGCCCATTCGGGGTCAGTGGAGAGAAGCGCGGAAAGCGCTTTATCGTTGAAATCTTCTGTGTCAGGTGCTTCGGTGATCACCTCGTCGTGTACCGTCAGCACAATGCTGTAACCGGCATCTTCGATAAGCGGCATGTTTCCGGCCAGAATGTCGCGGGCGGCCGCCTGGGTGATGTTCTCCACCAGCTTTCCGCCGTAGGTTTTGAGTCGTTGCCATTTACGCGAATAAGAGTTAACCCCCATGTAGGTGATATTCCCTTTTTCGATAACCGGAGACGGGTAGCATACAGCGCGTCCGGATGGTAGCTGTATGCGCAGCCACGCGCCATCGCGGCGGATTTTAAGATAACCGCAATACAATGTTTTTTGCGGTGTGGCGATTGCAGTGCGGACGGTGCGCTCCAGTTCGTACCAGAAATCACAGGTCGCGGGATGCGCCCGGCGCCAGAGACGTTTAAGTGAGTCGCAGGCGATAAATACCCGTTCAGAAAGCCCGTAGGTTGACTTGCGTTTAACCGATTCGTCGTACCAGCTTTTCGCCTCGCGGATAACATCGCGGGGAATGTTTGGTAGTGCGGCGTTCGCCAGCTCGTCGAGATCGAGACCGTAAACCAGTGCAAAAGTGATGAAGGCCGACACACCACCACCATAACCCAGACCGAGTTCCATGACTTTACCGATCTGACGCATGTGTTTATCAACATCATCTGGTGCAATATCGAAAGCTTTTGCATACGCCAGTTTATATAAGTCCGGACCCGTTCCGGCGTCGTACTCTCTGAATGCATTCAGTTTCCATTCTTCTCCCGCCAGCCATGCCAGCATACGGCCTTCAATGTTCGACAAGTCACTTACCACCAGCTTTTTGCCTGTTGGCGCGATAATGCAGCCACGTAACGCTGAACTGGTTAGTTCCATGATATTGTCAAACAGCAGGTCTGCACATCCGGCTTTCAGTGCTTCGATGCCTTCGTCTATTTGTTCCTGTTTTAGTGAAGGGCGGGGAAGGTTCTGGGGCTGGAATAGCCGTCCGGCCCAACGACCGGTACGTGACGCCCCGCAGAACTGTAGCGTACCGCGTAAGCGCCCGTCGTGGCTTACGCCTTTCATCAGTGCCTTGTATTTACTGGTGCTGGTAGTACTGGCCTGCAGGCGGATAGCCAGCAGTTCTTTCACGGCAGATGGTAAATCGGGGTCGGCAATACGACGTTCCAGAGTACTGCGTTGCATGTCTGGTAGCTCCACACCGTAGGATTCAACAATGTGCTTAATCAACGCGTCTCGTTGTGTGGCTGCCTGCACTTCGCCATCAGTCATTTCCTGTGTACGCTTTGCCAGGCGCTTTTGCTCCTGGTCTACCGCTTCGATCGCAGCGCGCGCGAGTTGAATGTCCATGCAGACGCCCCGGTCGTTGATCTGCTGATCACGATGCCAGAGCGCCAGTTCTGTCCCCTGATAATTCCACTTCGGCAGACGTTTATAGACTTCGCGCATTGCCTCGATATCCAGTCCGGCGTAAGCAACAAAGCGCCGCCATTCTTCCGGGTGGGTTTTACTGGTGGCCCGACGCAGTTTGCTGTTTTTCGGGCGTGGCTTACAGAACAGCTGGATCAGCGCTTTACCTTCTTTGTCCTTCGCTTTGTCTTGCGGGACGCCGAGTATTTCGCAGAGTTCCCCCAGAGACCCCGGGAGGCCGTGCGCCAGCGCCTGCACCATTGTGTCGCGCCAACGTTCGACTGGCGGTGCCAGGCGCGGCATTGCATAACGCAGAACGGTGCGGTCGAAGTGAGAGTTATGGAAATAAAGCAGGGTTTCAGGGTCTGCGATTGCTTCGTATAAGCCGTGTGGAATACCACCACCGGCAGTGATATCCCACACGTTTACTGGCCCGTCGTTGATAGCCCATGCGAAAAGCATCACTTCAACGCCTTCGGCATACGCATGGGTACCGTTCGTAATAGGGATTTCGCAATAGGTTTCCAGGTCGCCCCATAGTATATTGGACATGTGTTTACCTTGGTTTTTATTCTATTAACTGATTAAAAGATTAATTATGCATATGATCCAATACTTGATTGACCATACAGAGCATCTGGAGAAAATAGCTGGATATATTTTTTCATGTTTGATTGTTATGGGAGTCTGGATAAGAAAGATCATTTTTAATTATAAGTATAAAGAGCCTAAATATGTTAAGAAGTTAATTTTATATTTAGTTAAGTATGAACGTTATCTGGATGAGGAGGATAAGAGTGCCATAGAAAAAAGAATAAATGATAAAATTATTCGTGATGCGCTGAAATTGCAATCATCTTATAACCGAAGAGATGTTATTTACATTTGCAATAGATTAGAAAAAAGACAGTATATAAATCAGTTGATTAAGCTTCAGAATTATATAGAGAAAGATAACGGAGTGTTTTTTATTAATGTTGATTTTTCAGGTTTTTTATTTATTATTAGTCGTCTGTTTTCCTTTCTGTGTTTTGTGCTGTTTACCCTTTTTTCTATTATCTGCATTATTTCCATAGGGCAAAATGAAGGCCTTTTAAATTATCTTGTGTATATGGTTATGATAATAGTTTTAGAGACTGTTGGTTTTTGGATGTATGATACTTTCCCGTCTAAGAAAAAGATCTGTGAACTAAATAAAGAATTGAGAAAGATTAAGATTCCTGAGTGATTATACGCCTAATCAGTAGCCCGGTGTTTAACCGGGCGTCTATGAAGTAGGGTTAAATTAGTGCTTCAGCATCAGCACCTTCGCTGATATCGTCGAAATCGTCAGCGCTTGCCACTCCGCCGCCAGCGAATGCATCGCCGTCTCGCAGGAACTGGACTCCGCCGAGTGAGGCATTAATGCGTTTACCGAAATTATTGTCCTGTGCCCAGATATCGATAACGGCGTTTACATAGCACCCTGCATAGGGACGTCCGTCAGCCTGAATAAGTGGCGAACGATCGCGATCAAGAACAGCTGGGCGCGCTTTGTTAGCAGCATTCAGGAAGAAATTACCGGGGAAGCCTTCATACTCTGCTTTTTCATCACCATCATGCAGGCACAGATTGAGTTTTTTCTCCAGCTGGTTATAAATGGGCTCCCACTTCTCTCCCCATTTTTCCTTCGCTACCTGCTTCATAGCTTTACGGATTTCTTCCAGTTGTGGGTGTTTGGGAGACATTAAAAATACTGCGGAGAAACGCGGATCGCCTTCGCCGTTTACAGTTTTAGCTTCAAACAGAGACGGGAAGGCCAGACGAACATTGTTCAGCTTCAGTTTCATGGGTATTTCCTTAAATCAGATGAGGTCTGCGGTTAGCGTATCGTCGGATACGTCGTCGAAATCATTTACAGGGTTGATATTGAGTGCGGGGCGTGGGTCTGACTCGGGAACGACGGTGGGTTTTCCATCAGCTCGTGTTATCAGTGCCTCGACTTTTGACCAACGGCGCGGACTGGCCTTTTTGATAAGTTTTTCGGCTTTTGTGGGACTAATAAGTTTAAAGTCGAATACTTCTTCAGTTTTGTACCTGAACTGGTCCTTCAGAAGTGCGCGAGCTGCCTCTTCATCACTCCAGGCCCGGTTACCTTGTTTTCCTGTTACCAGTTTAAACCCCGGTACCGGATGTCCGGCATTGAGTTCATCGTGAACCCGGTCCCGTACTGCCTTTAGCCAGGATTCAATAAAGTCGGCCTGGCTATAGATCTCTGCAAGCTGCTCAATGGTTAACAGAGGTACACGTGCGCTGGCATTGGTGATTATTTCGCTGACAGGCTTTGTCAGATCTTCAAAATCGCTGGCCGCTGTTTGTAAATGCTGCATTTTCTGGGCAGTGCAAATAGCTTTTGCTTTACAGAAGCGGCACTGTTTTTCTCCAGGTATGAAGTTTTCCAGCGGTAGTGTCTCAATGCCTTCGCATTCAGCAATATTGAGAACAAGGATCGCACTGGTTGCGGCCTCCAGTGCCCGTTCACCGAAAGACTGAAGTTCCTGTACGGTTAACGACCATTCTGAAACGTGGTTGAGCCTTGGCTGGTGAATAAATAATCTTACAGTCTCAAAGTCATACAGCATGCTGAATTGTTCGAGAGCACCCAGAGCATACAGTTGTAGTTGCTCATTTTGTTCTGCATCAATGCGGACGCCTTTGCCATATTTCAGGTCGTGGATTTGTAATTCGTTACCAGCGATGATTATGCCGTCGGCAGTTCCGAAAGATTCTTCCACACCCGTTATATGTGAGAAATCAACACGTTGTTCAACCAATAGTTCATTATTCTGTGCAAGAGTCCAGACCGTATCAACATACCGGCCGACGGCTTCGACCATTTCATCATCCACCTGTGGGCCAGATGTATCATCAGGATTTTCGCGAAGGGGGTATGAGCCGAGAAACATAGAAACATTGCATCCGGCGTAGTGTTCCGGGTGGCTTTGCCTGTTTCGTAGAACTTTTTCAGCAAGCGCGTGCGCTGTAGTGCCCTCGATTGCAAAAGTTGTTTCTTTATCCGGTTGTGTGGCCTCCAGCGCCAGACTTCCTGGGCAGCGCATCCATCGATGCGCTGATGATGGAGAAAGTTGTGCGTGAACGTCTGGCATGATTAACCCTCCAGTGCTTTTTCAGCCAGGGTGATTACTTCAGCGAGATTTTCATCCGTTACTTCACCAAGTTTCCTGGCTCCCTGTTTTTCCAGAATTGCAATAGCTTCTGCCCGGTAGCCCCCTTTTGCTAACTGGAGGATCAACCCTTCAGCTTGTTTGCGTAGTGCCGCGAAATCAATTGTATGGTCATCTTTGGCGTCATTATTCTGGCTGGAATTTGCTGCGTCTCTGCGTGCAAATTCTTCCTGCAGCTGAAGGTACTCAACACGGTTGATCTCGATATGGCCTTTTTTAAGCATCTCGTTCAACTTGCGTAAGGTGTGGAGTTCACTGGCTGCTGTGCCGGATACATTTTTGACGTAAAACGGCCCCGTGCGTTCTCCATCTTTGTTACTGGCCTTTTTCGGCTTAACTTCATCACGCCCATCTGCAGGTGCATCAAGTAGCTGCTCGGCAAAAGCACGTCGCTCGCCGATGGTTGGCAGGTCGTCCCAGAACTTAAGGATGTTACGGGACAGGTCCAGGAGAGCAGGTTTAAGCAGCGCCCTGGCTCGTTTGACGCCCTGCAATGCGCTGTCGAGAGCATCAATCTGAACTACTCGTTTATCGCCTTCAGCATCACGGTAGGCAACAGCACGTTGCAGCATATCTTCTGTGATAGGGGTGGCTACCGGGTAGAAACCAGCCAGTGCGATAACGTCGCTGAACTCCAGATCATCCAGTGTCATTGCCGCTGACATATTTTCAGTTTCAGTTGCTGTATCCCGACATTCCTGCACTCGTGAAATCGTGTCAGGATGCATAACAATACCTGATGCCATTGTGCGGATAAGACGTTCAAGCAGCGCATTATGTTGTGCCAGAAGTTGATTATTAAGTTCTAGACTGGTTTCTAAACTCATACTGTGGTCCTCGCTACAAGGAGAATGAAAGTGATGATCAGACCGAGCGCAGTGGCAACGGCCAGACCGGTCATCAAATCGAAGTTTTTACGGCGATAACGGAGAACATCGCGCCCCGTCAGTCGATGGATGTGTTCAGGTTTCATCGGTTGTATTCCTTTTTTCATATCGGGGAGCACGCTGTTGCGAGTGCGCTTTCAGACATAAAAAAGCCCGTCACTTGCGGCGGGCAAAGACTACACACAGCAATTACATGGATATCATCGAGTGCCTGCTTTTAACCACATCAGGCGAGGTGGTTCTCCTTGTACCCCTACAGTGAGAAATCGTCTAATATCTCTTCACCCCTACAGTTTGAGAGAGATTAGATATGTCTGAAGAAAAAGGAATTCTTTCCCGGATAACTGAATCGTTATCCGGTGTGGGAGGAGCAATTAAAAGCGCGGTTGGAGCAGCAAGAGAGATTCAGAATCTGACTGTCGACTATGCAGTTAAAGAGAAGACGCACATCTTACTCGATAAGCTAATGGATGTTCAGATGCAGCAAATGTCGCTTCAGGAGCTGCTGATTGCGGCTAAGGAGAAAATTGTTGAACTGGAAAATGAGAAAGTAAAGCAAGAGAACTGGGCCGCTGAAGCGGCGAGCTATGAACTTTACCAGCCTATGCGGGGTACTCTGGTCTATCGCAGCAAGCTTTCTGCAGATGCTGACCAATCTCCGGTTTATATTTGTCCCAATTGCTACGAGCAAAAGAGAAAATCTATATTGCAAGCGGAAGGTCTGGTTACTAAGCCAGGCCTTGGGCGAGTCGTTAATATGGTTTGTTCGTACTGTAGGGCTTCCTATCTGTTCAACCCGAAATGCTTTAGAGGCCCGACTGCCTTCTGAAGATGAAAATCCGGGGAAGGCAATCACGGATTACGATCCTTACAACCAGTAATTTCTTTAAGCATGGGTACCCTTCCGGTCACCCAGAGTTAAAGGAACTAAGCGCCCCATCATCGGGGCGTTTCAACTTGCGTGACTTATCAGTTCGTCGCGGTGTTGTCCTCTACGCTTACCGTACGCATACGGACTCGGCGCTTACCTCGATCCCATCGGGTGCTATTTCGTTTTGCCAGGAGCACTGCGGCTTACCTGTCACGCGGTTCTGTTTGTTAAAGAGCTGGTATTAGAAAATGCATTAATTATGCGGTATCGTATTTATATGCGTTATGGGATTTTGTGTCAATACGAAAATGAATTATTTTGCAAATAAGAAAACCGCCCTTGTGGAGAGCGGTTTGATCAGAGGTAAGTTATCAGACTGTAAAGGTTAGTACATGCGTAGCGCGGATTTGGCGATCCCCGCCACGTAATGGATTTTTTCAATGTTTTCGCGTGGTACTCTGACTGGTGGATGATCTTCATTTACAGATATTAGATGGAACAGGCCATCGCGTTCGAACAAGAAGGTTTTAACCATGACCTCACCGTCCCGGGTAACCACAAGTACTTCATCACCAGGAGTGTAGTCGTGGTTGGGTTCGACGATTACGAACTCACCCTCTTTGATTCTAGGCATCATTGAATCACCAACACATTTCAGGGCGTATGCATCTTCATCCTTTGTCGGCCAGTATATGAAACCATCACTGCTACCTACTGAATATTGGGTGTCGCTCCAAAGTCCTCCAACGCCTAGCTGAGTGTTTCCCAAAACAGGTACTTTATTAAACCTAAGAGAAATATACGTTTTTATACCTGTCGCGTCCTCTTTCTCCATTTCTTGAAGGCTCCTTTCTGCCAGGTCTATTGGTGACACGTGGAAGTAGTCGGCGATCTGCTTTAACGTTGCGTATTTCGGATCTTTCACCTCTCCTGATACCAGCCTGTGTAGCGTTGGTTGGTTCAGCTGTAACCGACGTGCCAGCTCAGTTATCGAGCTTATCTTGGTTTTGTCCATCAGGTACTTGATGTTTTGAGAAAGGATATCGGTAGTATCAATCATTTGGATTCATCCATGTTGTATACAGGGACGGTGATTATGCGTTATCGGATATTTTAATACAGGATGATATAGAATTGCTGTATTGCTGAATAATCCGTTTTCGTATAAATTTGCGCTATAGACGAAAGTGGAGACTTAAATATGTCCGGACTAACACCACAAGAGATGGTCAAAAGCTTGATTGATTCAGGGTATACCCAAAACCAAATTGCCGAAATTGCAGGCGTGAAGCAGTCTTCTATTAGTCGGCTTCTCACCGGGGTTCATTCTGACCCTCGCTTTTCTACAGTACGTGCGATAGAAAAGCTTTTTCAGGAAGTGACAGCTAGACAAAAGGCGTAACCCATGTCTGATAACAAACCATGGGGAGCTACGCCCGATGAGTGGTTCTACTTCGATCTGGTGTTGGGGATGACAGACAGGCTTTTACCTGTGGTGTCCAATCCCTGTGCAGAACTGTCGCCTAATAGCAAGCTGTCTCATAATTTCGGCAAAACCCCCAGTCGCTACAATGGCCAACGTAAGGTTGTTGGTATCCCCGACTGGGCTAACTATGTTGTTACGGAAAACGATTTTGCCCGGTGGTCGAACGAACCCGATTACGGTATTTGCGTTCGTACTGGCGACGGGGTGGTGGCTCTGGACTGCGATATCAATGACGCCGGGATGCAGGAGATCGTACGCAATATTATCCTATCATGCCTGGGGGAACTTCCGCCACGTCGCTGGCGGGCTGACAGTCATAAATGCCTGTACCTGATTGCTGTTGATGGCGACTACCGTAAACGTGGTCACCGCCTGGAAGGCGAAAACAAACAAATAGAGCTGCTCGCTAAGGGCCAGCAGTTTGTGGCTTGTGGTACCCATCCGGCAGGCGAACGTATTCAGTGGGACAGCGGTTTGCCCGGCGAACCTCTGAAAATTACATCTGAACAGCTCGAAAGCCTGTGGCAGCGTCTGGCGGATAACTTACCCGTGAAAGACAGCTATACCGCAGGTGCAGGACGTCAGCGTGACCTTTCCTGTGTTGATCCTTCCGCGACAGATGATGTCGCCGACTGGCTTGACGCGAACGGGTGGACTCTGTCAGTCAGCTCTGATGGTTCCCGCAATCTGAAACCGTTTCGGGATGAGTCAGAATACAGCAACGGTTGCAGCGAAACATCCATTAAGTATTTCCCAAAAGGGACGGGGGGATTTGAACAGGGACATTTTAAAAGCATGCACAACACCGATGCGGGGCTTACTGATGCCGACTGGCTGGAAGGCTACGGCTATACGCAATCCCTGTTCGAAGATCTCACGGTGGCTGAAGATGGCGATAAGCCTGAATTTACCGATATTAATACAGATATGACAGCTCATTTTCTGGAACGCTTTATCTACGTCATCGAGGGTGACCAGGTATGTGATCTTAGCCGACCGCCATATCAGTGCATGATGGATATGAAGTCGTTCAAAAACCTGATGGCGCCTTACCAGTTCCCGCCAGAAGGGAAAGGACAACCAACTCCCGCAACCAAACGGTGGATAGAGCATCGGCATAAGAAGATTGCTGAGACGACAGGCTATAAGCCCGGTGCGGGACGTATTATCGAGCGTTTCGACGGGCGGTTTGAGATAAACGAATTTTATATGCCTGAGCATCCACGTACAGCGGATACAAGTAAGGTGTCCACGTTCCTTAATCATATGGCGTATCTGGTACCTGATGCCTGGCAGCGCGAGTTTTTCATCGCCCGTCTGGGGTGGATGGTTCAGCGTCCGGAGCGTCGATGCCCGATTTCTATTCTGCATGTGGCTACCGCACATGGTACGGGCAGAGGATGGGTCAGTCAGTTAATGGAGCGCGTGCTTGGCCCGTGGAACTGTGCTCGTACTCGCATGAAGATCCTGTGCGATAACCAGTTCCATGACTATCTGTACAATACACTTCTATGCACCATTGACGAGGTGCGCGAAAACGATAAGCGGTATGAGGTGAACGATAAGATCCGTGACGTGCTGACAGAACCACGGTTTGAAGTGAACCGCAAATATGGCAGCAAAAAAACGATGGATATATACACCGGCTTTCTGTTCTACACCAACCACTTTGATGCGCTGGCGCTGCCAGAGGAAGACCGACGTATAGCTGTGCTGGGGGGCCCTGACTTCGCCGCAACTGAAGAGCATTACGCCAGCCTGTACGGTGCGCTAAGCGACAGCGACTTTATCGCCCAGGTGTACTGGTATCTAATGGGCGTTGACCTGTCTCGCTTTAACTGGCAGCGCGCCCCCGAGACGAAAGAACGCCTTCTGATGATTGAAAGCAATAAGAGCGATGTGGAGGCTGCTCTTATTGAAATCCTGGATAATCCGCCTGTGCCAGCAATGACTTATCAACAAATTGTTAACGCAATACTGGCAGAAGCAGGAATGGATGTAGAAATTAACCAGAAGCATATTACTCGCATTTTGAAAGAAAGAACAAAGCGGGAACCCGTACGCGTAAAAATTGACGGGTTTGTATATAGGATTTGGATTCTTGTAAAAAATAACGATTTCAGCAACGAAGAATTGCGCGAAATATATAAATCTTGCGAAATTTTGCAATCTGGATTGTAAAAAGGTGACGGCTAGGTGACGGCAAAACGCTTAAGCGTCACCTTAAAAAGTATATATAAAACAATGGGGAATGTGCTAAAGGTGACAGGTGACGGCAGAATTTAAAACTATATACGCGAGAGTGTGTATTTTAGGTATTATACGATCGCTTATATATATATAGAACTAAAATCAACCGTCACCTGTCACCTAAAACATCTTCAGGCTTTATATGGCGCGCTTTGCAGCAGGTGACGGATATGTAATTACGCGTCACCTAGCCGTCACCCGGAAATTAACTTGCAAATATTTGCAAATAACTAGCTGGAGTAAACAACATGAAAGTTTCAGGATTAAAAAATCATATCGACGGAAATAACGAAATTACCTGCCCACGCTGCGCTAGTAACAGCGTGTTTATTCGCGATGTCGCCATGCGAGCGCATAAACACGACAAAACGGTAGTTATTGACCTCGGCTGCTCTGTTTGCGACGACAATTTCCAGCTTGTGTTATCTGACGGGCCAAACGTCAGTGTTAGCGGCCACCTGACATTCAACGAGTATTGAGTAGTAGAAAATTTCCAAACGTAGCAAAACGTAGAGGTCAGAGCTATGCGTAATATTCAACAGGTTTTAGAGCGCTGGGGTGGCTGGGCAGCGAGTGAAGGTGGTAGCGTCTACTTTCCTCCTGTTGCAGCCGGGTTTAAGAATCTGCTACCCGCGACGCAGTCTGGAAGGCTGAAATGCAGTGACAATGACGGTCTTATCATCAACTCCGCTATGAGCTGCCTGAAGAAAAAAGATCCGTATCTGTGCACGCTCCTTGAGTGGCATTACGTCCAGGCCATGCCCGTGCGGGCGATGGGTGAGAAGCTCGGCGTATCTCACACCCACGTTCTGAAGAGGCTTCAGGCGGCAGAGGGATTTATTGACGGTTGCTTAGCCATGCTGGATGTGGTGCTCGAAATGGATCAGTCGGTTCAGTCAAAGCCTCAGGCTATCAGGACTTTGCGTAGGAGCTGCTCGGCGGCATAATATCCAGCAATCAATCACGTAAGGGAACCAGATGGCTCTGATCAGCGTTCGCAACAGATTTGAAAGCTTCATGGAACAGAGGTACCCAGACCTGTCGTTGCAGGTCAAAGGTAATATTGGCGCATCAATGAAGGCTCAACTTGGCATCAGGATTGAACGAGAATTGTACAGTGAAGATGTTACTTACTGTGATTCAGCAGTTCAGTTGATGTGGACACTCTTTCAGGCAGGTGTTCTGGCCGAACGAAGAGCTACCAGCGTTACGCTTCCTGCGCTGAAGGCAAAGCCGGATAGCTTCTACGATGCGGGTTATAACGAAGGTATTCAGGACTGTCGTAAACATCTGACGGCATCAGGCATCAAGGTAAGATAAAAAATAGTTGTGGAATTCCAAAAAGCCGATTAGCCTGATATCTGTTGAAAACAGTTCATCACGAAGAGGCTTCCGCAAGGGGGCCTTTTTTATTGCCCCATTCTGGGGAAAAGTTAATAAAACAGGGCTTTCGCTGCGAAAAAACGCTATGCAGTTTTTGCCCTTTTTTATGCACCTTTTATTCACTCGAATTTCGTCATTCTGGACCACTTAAGTTGATTAAATAGGCCTTTCATCGCAAATCTATTGCGAGCGGGGATCGTGTGGTTCCTATAACGTACATTATGTTAAATAACCTCCTTTTTTAACAAATTTAACAAGGTTCGCTATGGCGAACTTTTTTTGTATTCAGGGCCCACCGAAGGACGGCTCATAACCCAATCCTACGGGCGTATACGCAGGGCCCGCCTTTCAACAACACCCCGTAATGGCGGAGGTGGGAAGTATGAAAATGCACAATGCTCCTCATTCCTGGCCTGACTTACTGGAACTCTTACAAAGTTGGTGGCGTGGAGATACGCCGTTGGGCGCAGTGGTTATGTCAATTGTTATGGCTGGCTTGCGCATTGCCTATTTTGGCGGTGGCGGCGGCTGGAAACGAAAAACGCTTGAGATTTTGCTCTGTGGTGCTCTGACGCTGACTTTTGCATCCGCTCTTGAGTATGTCGGATGGCCTAAATCGCTTTCTGTTGCCATTGGTGGTGGTGTTGGGCTGATCGGTGTCGATGCTATTCGTGGGGCTGCAATGCGAGTAATCGGTAACAAGTTTGGTGGCTCTAAGGAGTAATTCATGCAGACACTAAATTCCCAACGTAAAGCTTTCCTGGATATGGTGGCATGGTCAGAAGGAACGGATAACGGGCGACAACCGACACGTAATCACGGTTATGACGTTATCGTCGGAGGTGAGTTGTTCACTGATTACTCCGATCACCCTCGCAAACTTGTCACGCTAAACCCGAAGCTTAAATCAACAGCCGCAGGCCGGTATCAGCTTCTTTCACGCTGGTGGGATGCCTACTGTAAGCAGCTTGGCCTGAAAGATTTTTCGCCAGAAAGTCAGGACGCTGTGGCGCTGCAGCAGATTAAAGAGCGTGGCGCTTTACCGATGATTGACCGTGGCGATATTCGTCAGGCAATCGACCGTTGCAGCAATATCTGGGCGTCGTTACCTGGTGCAGGTTACGGTCAGTATGAACATAAAATCGGTGACCTGATTTCCAGGTTTAAAGATGCTGGTGGGGTGGTAAATGAAGCTGACTTATAAGATTGTCATCGCGGCATTTTTCTTCTCTGCCTTTGGGGCGCTCGTCTGGTCTGCAAACCATTACCACAGCAAGTATCAGGCAGAAAAGTTGCGGGCTGATAAAGCGGAAGGTGAAGCTGAATATCAAGGGAAAGTGATAGCTAATCAGGCATTAAACTTCAATCGTTTTAACCAGATAGCAGAAAACGCAAGCCGATTAAATTCTCTGGTCGACATCGGTCACGAGAAGACAGTCATCAAATACCGTGAGGTTCTGCTCCGTGAAAAGAACTGTGATTTCCCTGTTCCTGTTGATATTGCTGTCGGGTTGCTCAACTACGCGAACCGTTTACGCGCCAGCGCATTGCACGCCGATTCCGGGGACATTGACTCAGCCGGTGATCGTGCCACTACCACCAGAACGTTGACATATTGCCAGGCTGTTCTGTGGATTAACCCATTGTTGGCTGCCATCGAGAAGGCGAATAACCAGTTGGCTGGTGTCCGACAAATAGAACAGTCCCGGTAATAGCATTACAGAAGCTCTTCCAGGAGGGGCTTCGATAATGACCTGATAACTGGAAAATAAAATGACTAAGAAGCTGAAAGCAAAACACGAGGTGTTTTGTCGCGAGTTTCTTGTCGATCTGAATGCTACACAAGCAGCTATTCGCGCAGGCTACGTCTCCAGTCGAGCACATGTTACGGGGGCTGAACTATACGGTAAACCTGAGATACGCGCCCGTATTAACGAGCTAAAGCAGGAGCGTATTGATCAACTGGGCATTGATGCGAATTATGTGCTGATGCGACTGGTTGAGATCGACAGGCTCGATGTGGCTGACATCCTGGAGGACGATTTAAGTATTAAGCCTCTGTCTGCGTGGCCGGAATCGTGGCGTCGGTACCTGAGTGGATTTAACCTCGCTGAAATGTTTGAGGGGCGAGGAGATGACAGAGAAATGGTCGGGATCCTTAAAAAGATTAAGTGGCCTGATAAGGTTAAAAACCTTGAGTTGCTTGGGCGTCATGTTTCTGTTCAGGCGTTTAAAGACAACGTCAAAAATGAAGTGACTGGCGCTGATGGAGGACCCGTCAGAACAGAAATTACCAACTTAACGCCGGAGCAGGCTGCAGAGGCGTATAGAAAAATGATGGGCTAAGTATGCCGTTACCATTCCCCTTCGATTTTAAACATCCTGATTACCAGATGGTTTTTGAATGGCGGATGGAACGCCTACAGCGCATTCGCCAGAATCCTGAAATATTGCCCGTATTGAAGCAGTTTTACCGAACCAATCCGGCTCAGTTCATCATCGACTGGGGCATGACAACGGACCCGCGTAATATTGAT